TATCGGATTGCCGCCAGGTGAGGCGGCATGTGTGATAGTCAATGTTTTTGCAGCCGCCGCCATTGTGCCGTCTGAGTCCCAGCGATAGGACTGATCAAGCAGCCATTGATACATGGCGCCAGCCATATCCTCACAGCCGATATTAGAGATCATACGGCGGGATGCCGTGTCAACATGACCGCCCGTTGTTACAGGATCGGCAGAACCGAATATATTTGTTTTCTCATTTCCGCCGGTGGCCGCCAGCTGGAATTCCATGTCGTTGAGCAGGAGTTTACCGACCAATCCGCCGTCGTCGACAAAATCATTCCAGGTGCGGGAATCGGTAATGGTTCCGCCGTTGGCCGACACGGTATTTACGCCCGTGCCAGATGCCAGATATATATCGACCCACTTACAGCTCATTGAGCCGTAGACCATGCCTGCGTTGTTGCCGCAGCGAGCACGATGCTTTAAATCCCAAATTGATGCGGGAAGAATATCCTTGTTGACATATCCTGTGAGCGTATGACCGGCGATTATCCCGACGTCTGCACACAGTGTATGAAACCCGCCGATTTTGCGGCTTGTGGTTGCGTCATAGCCCGCCGGGTAGGTGGATGCCAACGACGTTTTGAAAACCAGCGTACCGCTATTGTCGCAGGCGTATATGTGGTAGTTCTTGCCCTCTTCAACTGCTCCGGTGTCAATGTCCGTCACCGATGAAACATGAGTTGCCGTGTCGATTAAAAAAAAGGTGTCTCCAACCAACAAGGGAATATAATATCCACCAGCATTGACGGTTACTTTTGTTTTGTCAGAGGCGTGGGCTGCAATTACCCTCTGTGTTTTTTCTCCCCAGAAACTGGCGATTACGGCGGCAGAAATCAACGCATCAGAAACGTCTTTTGTTACTTTTCTATTCATCTTGAACCTCCTGCGCAGCGATGAGATTAATAATATCCTCCCGCGACTCAAAACTCTTGACTTTCCACAGGGGCATCGGATTATCTATTTCCTCCGTCACCGCCTCGCCCGTTTCCTCGTCAATTGAGATTGTCCGCGTTGCTTTGTCGTCGTCCAGATCAGCAATCGCCTGCATGTCAGCGATTGCCTGAGCGCGATATTCATTGCCGGCCAACAGGTTAATAAAGTCCTGCTTCGTCGCTATGTTTTTGGGATAACCTTTCATTTCTTCCTCCTATGGTTTGGTCGGGTATGCCTTAAAATAGTAAGGCGTGTTCGTCGCTTTGTCGTATATAGTGATGATGATCGGCGTGCCAGATAGGGTTGCGTCGGCGGAGACACCCGTGGCGACAGCATTCGCAGTCAACGTATTATTTACCGTCAATTTTTCCGATGTGGTGATCGTCACGCCATCATCCGTGAAACCGGCAGTGCCGGACTTGGTGATGGTTGGACCCGCGATGGCCGACCCCGTCAGGATCAGCACAACCAATGCGCTTATGAATATTTTTTTCATGATGTTGATCCTCTATTTGTCGTACAAAATTTGATAAGTGGCCGTTCCGCCTCCCGCGACGGAAATCGTCACATAAATACCTCCGACGCATTTTACTGCCGGTACGTAGGACAGAGCCCATGTTCGTTCTCGCCCGGCAATGACCATGTCAGTCGGTATTATTTTGTCGCCAGCCGCATTAGCGCCGTTATAAATATTAATCGTGACATCATTGACGCCGTCCGTTTTGACGATGACCCCGAAAAAGGCTACCGCGCCACTCACTGCCACGCCGCTGGCTGTAGCGGGAGCGGTAATCGAGCAGACCTGCACCTGGCCGGAGCCCGTGGTCAGATTCATCCAATCCGCCATTGCCGGGGTAGCCAACATGCCCGCCAGCAGAAACGCGCATACTGTTTTTGTTAATATTTTCTTCACATTAGCCTCCGATTCTCTTTTTTTTTAATTAAAACCTAAAACTTAACACTTAAAACTGATCCTAATTTTTAAACACTCCCGTGACACTGAACGTGAACGATGTCCCGCCCACCGTGTAGTAAATCCGTAAATAATTCCCGAAGTTGGTTATCGCCTGCCGATACTGGCCGATGGCCGTGATCTGGCTCATGGCCGTGTGCGTGTACCAGGTCACATTATCCGGAGACGTCTGCACGGTAATATCCAAAGTGGAGGTGGAAGCCTCAACGGTAACGTCGACAAAAACCTGTCCCTCGGTATAAGATGACACGTCAAATGAGGAACTCTGCGAAGTTGCAGCAGTTTTTATCCCTGAAGAGAGGATTGTGATAGTGCGGGTCTTATGATCATCCGCCTGAGCTGTCGAAAATAGGGTCAGAATAAGCACCAGGGCAGCCAGCAAAACGCCAAAACCCAGCCTCTTTTTAACGATCAGGGCAGGGCGTGCCCGATTAGACGTTCCACTCTGAGAAAATGCCTTTAAAAGCCATTTAAAACGTTTTTTCACTTTTACACCCCCTGTTGACTAATATTTCGGTCTCCGGGAACCAGAATCTTCCCGATTTTGTTTCCTGAAGACCGGCGGAAGGCCACCCCTCCGCCGGTTGTTTTCATTGCACGCATACCGGTTTCACGCTTTATGTCTGAACCGCTGTTCTGCTCACCTCATACCAGTGTGTCCCGTCCGAAATAAACCGGACAACGTAGTATCTTGCTGCTGTGGCAGCAGCCGTCAAAGTGCCGACCGAAGAAACCAGCGTTGCGTGGAAAGTGATAACTTCATCCGCCGTGCCAACACAGATGACGATGATGGTTATTTCATCGCCCACCGCGCCCGCGCCCGAAAATGTGATAGTTGAATCTTCGTTGTCGGTCGGCGTCAGCGTAAATAAAGTGGACGCTCCGACAGTCAATGCAACCGCAGCACCCGGAGTAAGAACAGTTGCCGTCGTGGTCGGCGCCGTGGGTACACGGAGATAACCTGTCTTATTAGGAAGGTACACAGTTCTGTCTGCCGTCGGATCGACTATACTTAACGTTGTCTCATACGCATCCGCCGTCAAGCCCTCAAAAATGAGTGGCGTTGCTCCGGTGAGAATACCCAGCGCAGTTACTGCCGTGGTATCAAAAGCATTACGGCAGTTAATCAAATACGCCGTGGCGCTGATCGCTACACCTACCTGCTGGCTGTATGAAGGTGTGGATTGAGTAATCGCGCCTGCGGTCTCCGATAAATAAGCGGCTCCGCTTTCGGTAAGTGTGCTCTGACCTTCCAAAATGCCGAACACAACCACTTCCACGGTTTGACCTACCGTGCCGCCCTTGCTGATAACACCAACTGCGGGCCGCAGTGCTGCATCATCAGCATCCGCTTTCCAGGCCAACCCGCCGGTGTCTTTGATTGTGATTACATTGCCTACTGCCAGCGTTTCACCGGCAGTGGCGGAAAACCGGACAAACTTCTGCGAGAAGTATGACGCGGCCTGTGCCGGTATGCTTAGCAGCAGTATTGAAAATACTACCACCAGTAAAACGGCGGAAACTCTATTTAAACAAAATCTTTTCATTGTTTGCCTCCTCAAGGTCATCTTCGACCGCCAGGTTGCGGATCGGGATTTTATGTTTATGCTACTTAATCCCATCAACGGTTAAGGTTGCGGGATACCACTCTTCACGTTTTACTACGCTACAATCGCACCATAGCCGCTGCGATAATCAATATTCGCGCCTGCGTATTCATGGCGGATTTTGTAACGCACCTTATCCGCGACGAATACCTGCTCTGCCTGTACGCCGTCAGCTACAAACAGTTCCGGTTCCTCACGGCCATTGAGATAACCCATTTCGATGAGGTCAATGACATGCGGCGGAAGCAGCAAAAACCAGTTGTTGGTGTCGGTAAACAACGGATTGACAACGCCGGTGATTTTACCCTTCAGGCCGTTTCGAACTTTGGTTGTCAGATCGTTGGCAGAGAAATAAAAATCATCTTCCGTGATCTGTTCGATGGTTGTCATCAGATCAATGGGGCCGATAAGGTTCGGTTTAACGCTGGGGTCTGATAGCAGGCCAATGCGTTCGCCGGAATCCTTTTCCGTCATTTTGCTCAGCGCCGTGTAGGCTATCAGCGCCGTTGCGTTGGATAGCGCCGTTGCGCCGAGGTTGCCGTGGCCGCCGGTGAACATGGCGGTGCCATCGGAACAATTTGCGTTGGCGGTAATCAGCGCCCACACATACTTGGCGTGGGTTCTGCGTGCCGCCCTGCCCAGGCCGTCAATCACCCTCTGAATAATGCTGATATCATCGTTGATGATCGTCTTGCGGGTAATCGTGAGGATGTTCCCCTTCTGCCCGATGCTGTATGTTGATTCTTCATCGGTCACACCGGCGATTTCATCATAATCACCGGATTCGGGATCGGCTGTAGCCAGATCAGGGAAGCCGCCGACAAGCACAGCTTCCTGTGTGCGGAAATCTTTGACTGGCTTTTTGATGGAGATGAGTTTCTCTTCCAAAAAGGCCATCGCCTTATAGATACCGACCAACCTGCGGCCCAGAGTATTGCCCAGGACGTAGGTAAACGTGCCGCTGGTAATATCCATGCTGCTGCGTAACTCAGGAGCAAGAGCTTTGCGGTTAAAACGCCCGGATACTTCCGAATCTCCCGTGAAATACTGATACATTTCACGAAGGCTGGAGAATGCCGGTACGCTGTCAAAATCGTTATAATCCTGGACGCTGCGAACATCGGCAAAAAGGGGCTTATTGTCCAGCCTGTTCAACTTTGCCATGTTTATCATGTCCTCTTTTTTCAGGCCGAACATCCGGTCTGCCGCCATGCAGGCGCGCTCAAATGAACCTAAGCCGCCGCTGATACTTCCTGCACCGACAATAACAACATTGGGATTAGCAGTGTTGATCTTGGCCAGGTATTCTTTCTCATCGGCAATAGCGCGATCCAGCTTTTCCGCCTCAAACACTCTGCCGGAAAACTGAGTTTTGATGCGCTCAACCGCGATAAGCGGCAACCCTAGCGTTGTATCCGCCAGTTTG